ATCTACACACTGCATATCGTCGGCAGCGTCAGATGTGTATAAGAGACAGGCTCCAAACGATGCCGCGCACCTGGCAGATGCGCTGGTAGAGGCCCTGTTTGCAGGCGTCGTCCAGGGTGATGCGATGCACGCTGTAGCGCTTCTTGCCGGCCCGGCTGTCCTGAATCAGCTCGTTGAAGGTGTTGTCGACCCCGTTGTGGGTGCTGATCAGGCGCACCTTCGAGCCCCACATGGTCAGTGCCAGCGCCGCCTTGAGCACTTCGGCCAGCTCGCCGTGGAAGGCCGCCTCGTCGATGGTGACGTTACCCTGGCGGCCGCGCAGGTTGCTGGGCCGCGAGCTGAGCGCCTGGATCTTGAAGCCGCTGGCGAAGTGGATGTTGAAAGTGAGGATGTCCTTGTCCTCATCATGGAGGACCTCCTCCTGGATGGCAGAGGCGGCCCGATCGAAGGCCCGCGACCACATGGCGCAGGCATCGATGAACTCGATGGCCATCTCCTTGTTGGAGCCGACATAGTAGTGGTTGCCGCCACCGGCCACCCGCGAGGCGCTGGCGGTGAGCACGGCATCGGCGGCCTCGCCCCAGGTGAGGCCGGTACGCCGGCTCTTCTCGGCGATCTTCAGCGGCGAAGGGTCTTCGATCCAGGCCTTCTGGTAGGGCAGCAGGACGGACTCGGGCAGGGCCGACGGGGTGGCGGTGGCGCTCATCAGGCAATCCCCAGGATGTCGCGCTTGATGCTGTCGATGGCGTCGCGGCTCATGCCCTGGCCGGCGAGGCTTTGCTCGGCGGCGTCAGCCGCTTCCTTGAGGGTTTCCTGGCGCAGCTCCTTGGCCCACTTCTTCTGGCTCAGGCTGACCCTGCCGATATCGGCCAGGGCGCGGGTGACGCTGGAAAGGTGCTTGGCGGCGACTTCGGGTTCGTGCTCGGCCTTGCGCATGGCGATGGAGATGCGCAGCAGCTGGTCTTGCACGATGCGCGCGGTGGCGTCGATCAGGTGGCCGCTTTCGTCCGCCCCCTCGGATGCCATGGCGCGGGCGAGCTCGGTGGTCTTGCGCACGTCGCCCATGGCCTCCTCGAATTCTTCCTGGAGGTCCTGGCCGTAGCGGTGCACGGAGCTTCGCGAGACGTTATAGCCGCGCTCGGCCAGCCAGTCGGCGAGCGACGAATAGCCCTGAAAGCCGGTATTGACCAGTTTTTCGTTGAGCTCTTCGCGGACCGCCTGGGGCAAGTCGAATACCTTGTTGCGCTTGGGCATGGCGGGCGCCTCAGCTGATGCCGGGGCGCGGCTTGGCGACCCCCGGCACGGTGGCGAGGCCCTCGGCGACATCCGAGCCGCGGGCGGTGAGGGTGACGATCCACCCCGCGCGGGGCTGCTGGGTGATCACCAGGCCCTGCTCTTCCAGCCAGGCGAGATCCCCATGCAGGCGGTCGCGGCTGACGATATGCGCGTAGGCGCCCTTCAGCTCGTCGTGCAGGCTGTACTCGTTGGTGGTGTACTGGGCGCGCCGCGCGAGAATGCGCAGGATGCCCAGGCGGCGGCCTTCGGTTTCGAAGTCTTGGAAGCTCATCGGGCGTTCCCCTTGTCGGCGAGCAGGTAGTCATGCAAGCGGTCGAGTAATACCGAGGTGCTCTGCATTTGGGCGCTGATGCGGCTCATGCCGCTGTTGATTTCGCTGAGCTCCGCCCTGAGGGCATTGATCTCGGTGTAGCTGGGGCGTGAATCGAGCGCCTGGCGCAGTGTGGTGACGTGGCGGTCCATTTCGTCGAGGCGGTCGTGCACGTCGTCCAGGGCGTTGGAGTTGGCCCGGGTGCGCGTTGTCCACCAGACGTAGATGGCCACGCCGACCATGAAGATCGCGCTGAGCACGTCGAAGTAGAAACGCGCGGCGTTCCAGTCGATGGTTTCCATTATTCCCTCGGCGCTTCGGGTTGTTCGTCGGTCGCGTTAGATCGGCACTGCGCGGCGTAGTCTCTAACGCCTTGCAGCTGACGCCAGCCCCGCCAGCCCCAGCGGTGCAACGCAAGCAGGTAGCTGGCGACATCGCGCTGTGTGAGCTCGCCGGCCGGGCGATCCGGCTCGGCTTGTGCCTCGGTCATTCCTGGCGGGGCGGCACACAGGATCGGCGCTGGCAGTGGTGGCGGTTCCGCCGGACGTGGCGGGGTGCTCGAGCAGCCGGAAAGGCTGAACAGCAATGACAGCACCAGCGCCCACAGCACCAGCATGGCCCAGCGGCCCAGGCGGCCTTCTATGGTCACGACCACCAGCAGCATGAGCCCGCCGACGATGCCGAAGGCCACGAGATAGCGCAGCACATCATTGATCATGAGCATGCGGGAGATCCTCCAGGGCCTGGCGCAGCACCGGGGCCACGGGGCCATCGTCCTGCTCCGGCGCCTGGCGCACGCGCTGGCGGGCCTGGCGGTAGGCGGTCTCACGCTCGGCGAGGGCCTGTTGCAGGGTTTCCACGGCCTGCTCGGCCTGGCGGGCGCGCTGGCGTTGCGCCTCCATCTGGCCAAATACCTCCAGGGCGCGGCTGTGCCAGCGGTCGCGGTTGGCCTCCAGCGCCTCGAGCTGCTGGGTAAGCGCCTCGCGTTCTGTGACGCGGGCTTCCCAGGCCTGGATGCCCCACCAGCCCAGGCCGCCGGTAGCGGCCAGGCCGAGAACGGCCGCCCATACCCAGGTGGGCACCAGGGTTCTCAGCATGGGGCACCGCCCTGCCAGCCGGCAGTGACGTAGCGCGGGGTGAGCTCGAGCAGGATGCGGCGCACATAGCCGCGGTTCTCGCGTTTGGCCCAGCCGGCGCGGTGGGTGTGGCGCTCCACATGGCCGAACCAGCGGGCGGGGTCATCCCCCGCGGCGGTGGCCAGGCGGCGATCACGGTTCACCCAGCCCAGCCCGCCGTTGTAGGCACTCATGGCCATCGCCCAGCGTTCGCAGGCGTTGGCGGTGCCACTCAAGCGCCGCCAGTGGAACTTGTTGTAGCGGGCCTGGGCCCGCATGGCCCAGCCGGGCGAGTACGGCGCGGCCTGGCCGAGATCGGGGTAGATCTCGGCGATCCACTTCGAGGTGCCGGGCATGAACTGGCTGAGGCCCTGGGCGCCGGCGTGGGAACTGACGCCGGGCCGCCAGGCGCTTTCCTGGTGGATCTGCGCGGCGTGCACGCTGACGCGGCCATCCAGCCCCCATTCCTGCTGCACCACGCGGGTGAGTTCGCGGTGGTAGCGCTCGGCCGTGGCGGGAATACCCTGGGCGGCAGCGGGTTGGCAGGCGGCCAGGGCCACGAAGGCGAGCATCAGCACCCCGAGCAGGCGGGCGGCGAAGAGGCGAGTCACGTCAGACCCCCAGGCCCAGGGCCAGCACGGCCGCGGCGATGATGATGGCGCGGCGCAGCATCAGTAGCTCGGGCTGTAGCAGCCCGTCCTCGACCAGCAGCGGCAGCCAGTCGCTATCCGGGTTGCTCTCCGGCTCGATGGCCGAGGGCAGGGCGTCGCCGGGGCGGGCATAGGGGAAGATCGAACGATCGATCCAGTAGCCGAGGTAGGCGCCGAAGCTGAGCTTGGTCAGCGACCAGAGCAGCACGCCGAGCTGATGGGGGTAGAGCACGCCGACGATGGTGGCCATCACCAGGGCGGCCAGCAGCCAGGGGGCGGCGCGGAACTTGTCGATAAGGGTGTTGGAAAGCACGGGGCACCTCGCCTGAGGGTATGAGTAGGGCTCAAAGTGTTGCTTGAGCCTTCAGGCTAGAGGCGTTGTGGCATGGGACGGGAATCAAGGCCTTTATGAAAAAGCCCCGCACGGGGCGGGGCTTGGCTTGTACTCGATGGATCTGAGGATGGAAAAGACCTCAGCCCAACTATTCAACGCCGAACGATGGGTGGCTGTAAAGTCTGAGACCTTCTGGCCTCAATCGGCAGGCAAGTTAAGACGATAGGATCTTCCTGACTTCTCACGAGTGATATCACCGAGGACCTCGGCATAGTAGAGAATGTAGCGTGCGCCTTCCTTCTCCTTATCGGACCGACCCTTGTAGATCTCACTCTGGATCAAGCCCGGTGACTCCCTGATCGCATCCTTGATGCGGTCAATGGAGTCGAGATAAAGCGGATCCTGCTGCACAAACGTGGCTGCCATTTGCCGGTACCAGTCTTGTTGGTCCTGGGGATGGCTGGCTCGGGTGATTTCATAGGCGACTTTCTGTAACCGCATCCTTGCCTCGTCCCAGCCATCCGGAACATTGAGAATGCTTGTCAGATTGGCGTGGTTGAACCAGTTGCCTACGATCCAGCCACGCTGGGAAAATTCCTCATCGCTTGGAATTTGGATTCTGGGAAGCGGAGCACCCTGTGGAGCAAGCTTTTCATCACCCCGATTATTCTGTTCGTTACCCTTTGGGGAAAACCATTCTTTCACCTTGCCGAAAAGTCCCATGTGACCTCCTGATTTTTGGTGTTAGATCAGCATGGCACAGGGCTCTGCTAAGCGCCTTGAAGGGTAAACCACCGCTGCAATGGGAGTGCGTCTACTTGGTGAACCTGGCCAAGATCACCAGGCAACACCCGATAAGCGCGGGCAGCAAGGGGGCGAGCTGGTTCAGGCCGTAACCACCCAGCACCGGATCCTCTTGAGGCGACCCGAAGGCCAGAATTAGCACCACGGACATCAGGATCAGCATGATGCCGACGATATCCAGTCCCTTGATGCCTTGCCGTTCAGATTCGTTGTCACGCATTGGGCTATCCCCTTGCTCTATGGGTTGTTGAGCCTATCAGAGTAGATCGGGCTGCACCCGACGGCGAGCGAGCTTGCGCTGCCGGGCGAGGATGGAATAGATCTGCACCTCGGTGAGGTGGTAGCGCCGCGCCAGGGCGTCGACGTTGTGGCCGTTGTGCTGCTCCCAGATCTGCCGGTCGCGCAGGGCGATGTCGAGCTGTTCGCCCTTGGGGACGTAGAGGCTGCGGCCACCGGCATAGCTGGCCAGGGCCCGCACGGCGAGAAAGGCCTGTTGGCGGGCGGTCTCGGTGGGCTGGCCGTCGCGCACCAGGGCGGCCTCGATCACGGTGAGCATGTCGGCCAGGCCCTGGGGCCACTTCTTGAGTATCTCGGGGTCGTCGATGTGCTCGAGCAAATCGTCGGGCAGGTCGTCGCCGAACAGCTCCATGGCGCGCTCGTGATCGGGGTTGGTCATGTCAGCCTTCTCCTCCGTGGCGGCGAGCGTCGATGATCAGCGCCTGCAGCAGCTTGTGCAGCTGGGCGTCGTCGAGCCAGTCGACCCGCTCGACCTTGAACATGTGCCGGGCCATGCCATCGGCGTAGGCCCAGGGGCGCCCGGCGTGGGTGAGCATGGCCTCGATCTTGGCCATTACCCGGCCACGGGTGGCGGGTGGCCGTGGCGCCTGGCGGCCGGCGCGCTTGGCCGGCTTGGGCACGAAGCCGAGCCGGCGGAATTCGTTGAGCACGTTGCCGACGTTGCGGTTGGTGAGATCCTTGGCACTGCTGACCCCGGCGGTGCGGGCGAGAATCACGCGGTACTCGTCGTCGGAGAGGCCGAGCTGGGCCTTGGCGATGTGGATCTGGGCCAGCTTGCCTTTACTGATCATGAGCGGGCTCCCTGGCCGCCAGGCGGCGTTCGCGCTTCGCAATCACTGAGGGCAGCTGGTAGTAGCAGGCCTTGCAGGGCTGGCGCGTCTTGCCCTTGTCCATGAAGAAGAACTCGGCATCGTCGGGCCACCAGTCGCCGCACTTGTTGCAGCAGCGCTCTGGGCCGATCTCGGTGATGGCTAACGACTGGCGCATCTTGTTCTCTCCTCGGCTGCTCATCAGTGCCGGGCCACCACGCCCGGCAGACGCCCCGCTCTTCACAAGAGCCGGGCGTTTCGCTACTTGCCGGTATCCACTTCCTTCACCACGAGATAGCGAGTGCTCGTCAAGTAGATGTCGTCTCCCGTGATATCGCAGGGGTTGCTAAGCACGACCTCATTCACAAGGGCGTCAGGCTCTCCGTCTTTCTCCCTTTTATCGAAGACCTGGACGACCACTTGATAGTCCGCACTATCTGCATTCTCGATTCTCACTTTCTTCGTCACGGTATATCTCCAAGTTGATTTGGCTGCTCATCAGTGCCGGGCCACCACGCCCGGCAGACGCCCCCGGAGGGGCGTTTCGCTCAGGTTTTCTCGGCTGCCTTGTTGATGCGTAATCTCCAGCGGTCGATGCCTTCCTGTCCCCACGGGTGAGGGGCGCTGCAAGGCGCTTGAATTGGGCATTTCCCGCACCCTTTGCCGCCCTGGTAGTGGCGCTGACAGGTGTCGATCGCCTGAGTCGAGAGCTGGCTCACGAGTCACCTCCCTCCGTCAGATGCCGCACGCATAGCGGCCGATAGTGCGTCGCGAGCCCCCAATCCTGTTCGTGGGCCGCCCGCCAGTGCGATGTCCATCCCGCGCTCTTCACGCGCACCAGCTCATCGTCAGGCACCGGCACCGGCTCAAGCGGATCGCCGCAGCGAATAAACCCGTTACCCCCGACCTCGATAATCAGCATCGAGGCGCAGCGCCGGCTGACAAGCGACCGGCTTGGTACGAGTGCATGATTTTTAGTGGCCATATCAACAGCGATAATCATGACTTACCTCCCTCGAGGTTCACCCGGAAGCAGTGCTGGGCACCCTTGGCGTTGTCGCTGTTGTCGGTGCCGGCATCGGTGAGCTGGACGTTGCGGTCTGGCCAGAGCTTCTCGGCGAGGCGCTGGGCGGCTTGCCGGGGGCCTTGGGTGCAGGTGGCCCGCATGCCGCCGTGCGTGGCGGCGTAGGTGTTGTTGGCGTCGCGAACGCGGATAAAGATCGGCGTGTTCATGATTTTTCCTTCAGCAGCCATTTCTGGGCGACGTTGCCCAGGAAGTACCCACCCAGCAGGAGCCAGGTGAGCGATTCGAAGACGGCCACCGGCAGGATGCCGGTGGCCAGCAGCTTGACCATCAGCGCCTGCCAGAGCATGGCGGCCCAGAACTTGCGGGAGCTCCAGCGTTGCGCGATCTCGTGCATGGCGGCCTCCTAGCCGGCCTGGCGCAGGGTGGCCAGGTGGTCGTTGATGGCGTTGGTGGCGGTGAGGGCGAGCATCTGGGTCAGCCGTGGGTCGGCGAGATCCAGCGGGCCGCCGAACTCGGCGGCGATGATCACGCCCTTTTCGCCCTGCTCGATGGTGATGGTGCAGCGCGGCCCGTGGCGGGCCGGCTGTTGGATTGGGTTAGTCACGAAACACCTCCGCGATATTGGTGAGCCAGCTCTCGCTCAATGTCGTTAGCCAGCGATTCAAACCCCCGGCCGCGTAACGTATCTGCGTACTCATGGATAGCAGGCCATGTGTTGGGGTCACCCATCTCCAGGACGAGACAAAACCCGCCTTTTATCGGCTTCCCGTCAATTCGCTCGACACGGTATTTCGGGTAAAGCCCTCGCTTGCGATCTCCCATCTCACACCCCCGCGATGTCGAGGCTGATGGGCAGGTAGCGGCCCTGGGTGTCGCGCTTGTAGATGCGCACGTAGCTCTTGGAGCCGGTGACCTGGACGGCGTCAGAGATGGCATCCATCGCCAGCCGCCAGCGCGGGTCCTGGATGTCCAGGCGGCGCAGGCCGAGCACCTGGCCGGTGCGGATGTTGCCGGCGGAATCGACCCGGAAGGCGTCCTGTACGAGGGTGGCAATCTCGGGGCGGGCGTCGGCGGTCCATTCCTTGAGGCATTCGTCGATGCGGGCCTTGGCGGCCTGCAGGCGCTCGTCGAAGGTGATGCTTTCCTGGATGGCGCGCATGACCTTGTACTGGCCGTCGAAGCTGACCAGGGTGACGTTGCCCTTCTTGCCGCCGATGTGGGCGTCGTATTCCTGGGCGCTGGTCGCGACGAAGGCCTCGATCTCCGAGAAGGTGTTGGCCTTGAAGGCGGCCAGCAGGGCGCGCAGCTCGGTGGCGCGATCGACGATGGCGAGCACCAGCTCGTCGCGCAGCTTGTCGACTTCCTTGATCTGCGATTCGGGGACCAGGCGGCCCTTGGCGTCGTAGCGGAAGCCTTCGGGGGCGACGGGGTTGTCGATCTGTTGTGGCGTGTTCATGTTAGATGCCTCGCTTGGCGAAGTTGGCCGCGCTGCTGCGCGGGTAGGCGTGATGCTTGAGCGGCTCGACGATGCAGCCGTTGTGCTTGCGCGGCAGGTGGGCGACCTCGCCCTCGACCTTGGCCTGGGCGTCGCGCCATTGGGCCAGGTGGGCCTGCCAGTCACGGATCAGGTGGTCGGACACGTGGGGCGGTACCACGCTGGCGGGCAGCGGATCGCGGGCCAGGCCGGTGTCCTGCTC